TCTATAGCTGATTTAATAGTTAAAGCATCAAAAGATATCAACTTTGACAAAAACCAAGATAAAAAACAAGTTGCAGAAATAAGGCAGAAAATTAAAGTTAACGCAAGAAGCGCCAGGCAATTAGAAAGTGTCATGACTTGGGATGAATGGAGTGCAATTTATAATGTTATCAATAAAGACAAAGATCGTGCCATTGGGCTAATAGGTGAAGTCTTAAAACAGCAATCAATAGTTGATCAGGTTAACGAATCTTTTAGTACAACTACTGATCCTAATGACCAATCAAATATAATAGAGTTACAGGAAAAAACTAACGACGAAGAGTACAACGCTGTTTTAAATGCACTAAAAGCTGCCAGCAGCAAAAAAGAAAATAAAGAAACTTTATTAGCATCAGTTTTTGGAAAGCTACAAGGTTTAAGAAGCGATAAATTAGATCCTTACACATACAGTTTACATAGACTAGCAGATGTTGGTTTTGCAGGATTAAGTACGGGCGTAGGGCCCGGTCAGAGCTATGCTGTTACTGAAGAACAGATGCAAAAAGACCTTAAGGCGGCTTCACGTAATAGCGGAGATGAAAGCATAGCCACATTAGGCAAAATATTAATGAACTACGTAGGGTATCCTATGGCTAGTTCATGCCTTTACGATGAAGTACAAATGATATTCTATCCTTTGAATCACCACGCCGGTGGTGGCAGAGTACATACAACAGCCAGTTTGCCGATACCGTTAAACAGACTGGAAGACGCTATTGTTGAACAAGTTAATAAAAACACAGCTATTTCTGTTAAGTCATTCTTTTCAATGATAGAAAGAAAAATTCTTAATGATAGAAGCTTACCGGTTTATGGTTTTTCAAATTTGCTGTCCACGTTAAAAAATTTAGAAGATAAAAAAACAGATGATCAAAAGTTTTTTGCTGGGTTGGATCTTATTAAAAATAAAGGTTTAATTAGAGGCGAAGGTAATAGTGATACAGAAAAAGAAATAAATAACTATCTTAACAGGTGCTACGGCGACGATAATCAACTTAAACAAAAGTTTAGAGATGCTATTTCATCAGATCAGTCAAGAAAAGATTTTTATGATGGAATAGGGATAAGTAACGAAGCAAAAAAACTAATTGCTGAAAATTATTCAAAATACCTTGCAAAAGAAAGAGAAAAAGTAAGAGATGAAATTGAACAGGTCTGTATCGATCTTTACAGAAATGACGGACTGTCAAAAGAAATAGTTAGTGAACCTAAATTTGTTAGGCCTAACTTTACTATGTTGTTTGAATCTGTACCGGTAATTGATGTTGATCAAGGCGAGGAGCTTGGATTTTTGGCAGGATTAAGCGAAAACTTAATTCAAGGAGGATCTCTTGCTAAGATTAATGGTACAGGTATTAAAAATAACAAAACAATTCTAAGAATACATGTGTACGATGAGGAAGCAGTAGCTTCGCCTTCTGATTTAACTTTATTATCAACTTTAACAGACGGTAATTCTCGTACGCTCATAACAGGTAATCCGGAGTTATCTAATGAAGTTATTAATAAAATGACTTTTTTTGATGCGAAAGAATTTGTAAAAAGAAACTATCCAACAGTTATATATGGGTCAGCTGCTTCGACAGTAAAGTCAATTTCTGTTAGTTCAAATACTTCTGGTGAGCTTTCAAATGTATTAGCTATTGAAGCTTATGGAGATCTTAAGTCTGGTCAAGATGGTAATGCATACGACAGTAAATTTGAAGAGGTGGTTGTTTTTCCGAATACTGTTTCTTTAAATTTAGCCGGCATGCCTATGATGTCTAGAGGTCAAACGATATTTATAGATTTTGGCACAAATACTAGTTTAGATAACATATACACAGTTAAATCTGTCAATCATAATATATCTGCAGGAGAATTTAACACTGATTTAGAATTAGTACCTTCAAATATGGGTGCAATATCTTCATTTAGAAGTAAATTAACAAACGCAATAACTGACATAAATGAAAAATAATATTGTAAATTAAATTTAATTAGCTTATAAATTAACCATGAAATCAGTCTATAAGTCAATAAGCATCCAAAAAATAATTGTTACACAAAATTATTCAATAACAGGTAATAGTTTTGATATTATATTATCTGAAAAAGGTGTAACAGTCAGCATTAATAATCTTTCTGCAATAAAAGTTCTATCTAATTTAGATAAAATAAAAAGTGTAAAAGAATACTTTAATGAATTTTTTAACGTCTTAAACTTGGAAGATGAAAAAGTTGACTATAGATTAATTCTAGGAAAGTGCAAGGCGAAAGAGTATTTAGATTATCTTAAAAGTGAAATTGATAAAACTGTGCCTTTAGTTAATGACTACCATTTTTCAACATTTCTAGATAGGGTAAAATGTTATAAAAACCTTACATCAGTATTATTAAAAGATCAGATCTTAGATATTCCTCATTACGATCACTCTGGTGTTACCGGTAGAACTACTATTAAAAAGGGTTTTAATTTTCTTACTCTTAAAAAAGACAAAAGAAAAATTTTAAAAACAATAAGTGGTAAGACTTTAGTTGAGGTTGACTTTAAATCTTGCGAACCTTTTTTCTATCTAAACTCACAAAATATAAGTTTAGAAGGTGATGACGTTTATAACTGGATAGCAAAAAAATACAGCATAGATATTAACAATAGAGAATACACAAAAAGGGGTTTTCTCTCAATGATATATGGTGCTAATGAAAAAACAGTATCCAGAGTAATGAATATCAAAGAAAACAAGGTAAAATTAATTAAAGAAAACCTAGGTTTAACTAGTCTTAAACATAATCTTGAAAATCAATTTAAAGAAAAAGGTTATGTTTTTAATTACTATGGCCGGCCAATTACTAGCAACAATAATTTAGTTAATTACTGGATTCAATCATCAACTGTCGACTTTTGTTCTTTGGCTTTTAATAGTTTTGCCAAAAAATATAATTTGACTAAGCATTTTTTTATTCACGATAGTATGACATTCAGTGTAGATAGAAATATAATTGAAGTCATTTTAAAAGTCAAGTCTTTAACATGCCCGAAATCAGGTATATCAATTCCAGTGGAATTTAATATTATTTCTTAATAATTATTTATTATTGAGGATAGTATGAAAAAAGTAAATGAATTAGGAATAGGCGCATTTCGCCCTGATGGTGTTTCTTTTGGATCCCATAAGTCGGGATTAACGACAGGACCTAGGTCTGATGCAGACTCTAATTTTTCCAGAAGTCAACAAAGATTAGCCTACAGTAAAGAAGATTTAGTTTTCGAAGACGATGAAGAAGAAATATTGGAAAATAGAGTTCATAGAAACGGAAAGTTCTGTCTACTTGAAACATTATATAACTTAAACGAAGATCCAAAAGACGATTATCGAAGAATGGCAAATAAGATAAATAGACAAGCAGAAAAGAGATTAAATAATATCGATGATTTGGAAAGCTTAGATGATATGATTGATGAAATGTCAGCCGGTGGTGTCCCAGGTGTCGGCGCGCCAATGGGTTATACTAGCAAAGGAAAACCAGAAACTCCTAGTCAAAGAAAAAAACGACAAAAGTTTAACAGAGAAAAAAGTTATCCGCTAGGTGAAAGCTTAAATTCTAATGGTATGAATTTAATTATGGAAGGATGGCGCGAATTTCTTTCAACAATAACTGCAGGTAATATTGATCACCGAAAAAGAAAAGAAGTAGAATATACATCCAGCTTATCAGATGTTGCTCTTTATGTTGAAAAGAAAAGAGGCGGAAAAGAATATTCTTTCTATCTCTATAAACCGGTTGGTTTTAATGGCGCCACACCTGTTATAGACAATATAAATTTACCTGAGATGGTGGGTTTTGTAACTGTAAATAAACTTTCAAGTAATGAAAAGCCTTGCATTCCAATGACATATGATGTTTCATTTTCTGCTGTGGCCAAAAAATTTCAAAGAAAAGGTATGGGATCACTTCTTTACGATATCGCATCCACTGTTCTTAAGCAAGAGGAAGATGCAGGAATTACTTCAGATCATGGAGCTGGAACTTCTACGAGTGCCAGACGAGTATGGGACAAGATAGAAAAAAGTTTAAACTATATAAAGAAAACTACTCCAGATGGAAATGACACATTTGATTATTCAGGCACAGCTACTCCTTTTGATGATCAAGACGATTGTGTAACAGGATCAAGCCCACCAGCATCTGATCATAGTCATCAAATAATTATTGGCATTAATGAGAAGGTCGAATCCATGAGAAGACTAAACTCAAAATATATTCAATCAGCTGTAAGAATAACAGATAGAAAAATGAACAAACTATTAAAAGCATCTGCGAGTGATACTTTTTGGGAAGTATACTGAAGCACCTGTTAGTGAAATAAAAAAATTTTTTTTAATAAATCTTTCATTTACTGTCTATAATGTTATAGTTCAATTTAAACATTGCACATTGGACATTACAAGTTAAACATTAATGGAGGAAATAATGGCACTTGATTTTGAAGCAATCAAACGTAAACTAGACAAACTTAGCGGCAATACTACTAGTAGAAATGTAATGTGGAAACCTGAAGAAGGACAAGAATATAAAGTACGTCTTCTTTCTTTTCCTGATAACGACGGGCAACCATTTAAAGAATTGCAATTCTATTACAATATTCCCGGTCAACGAGGATTACTTGCACCAAGCCAGTTTGGTAAGCGTGACCCAATCCAAGAGTTGATTAATAAGCTTCGCGATGAAGGAACAAAAGAAAGCTATGAAATGGCCAAAAAACTGTATCCTAAGATGCGTGTATATGCGCCGATTATCGTTAGAGGTGAAGAGAGTGAAGGTGTACGTTTATGGTCATTTGGAAAACTAGTCTACCAATCACTACTATCAGTCATGATGGATGAAGATTATGGTGATATTACAGATCTTAAAACTGGAACAGACGTCAAGATTAAATGTACTAAGTCACCTGGACAACAGTGGGCAAAAACCGAAGTCTTGCCTGTTCGTAAATCATCACCACTTTCTAAGGATTCAAAAGAAGCCAAAGAATGGGTAGACGGAATTCCAGATATTAATGATATTTTTGGACTTAAGTCATATGACGAGCTTAGCAATATTATTAATAACTGGTTAAATGGCGAAGAAGAAGCAGAGAGTACTGGATCTGAATGGAATAGTAGTAATGAAACTTCCTCTAATTCTAGTGATGAAGATAGTGAAGGGAAAAGTTATTCTAGCCTAGATGATGCTTTTTCTGACTTAATGAGTTAATATACTAACTAGTCATTATTCTTAAACCCGGCATTATTGCCGGGTTTTTTTGTTTCTATCTTAATAATTAATAGCATAGATTAACGAGGAAATAATGTCAGCTTTAAACATGGAATATGTAATTGAATCTACGGCAAATAATTTAGACATAATTCAGTGGTTTCAGACCGATCATGATCAAATACGATCACTATATAATTATGCTTATGATGATATTTTGTTAGAAAGAGTAAAATTAGAAACGTTTTATAGAAAAAATAAGGTAATGATTGACAGTCTAACTGAATCAATAACAAATCAGCAAGGAGGCGTTTTGATTGGTGAGGGCCTAATGAAAGATCTAGGCGTCGACTTAAGTATTATGGCCGGAACTTCTGCAAAAGTGCTAAGTGCTGTTCCACTATTAGGACAAGCAATTGCCGCCGGCGGAACACTTTATTACACTGTTAGAGCAATTAACGCTTGGCGAAAAGGAGAAAAACTTACTGCTTTTTTTGAAACTCTCTCAGCAGCTATGACTGCTGGTACCGTCATAGGACCGGTCGGAGCAGCTCTATCAGCAATAGGCAATCTTTTACTTAAACCGTTTAAAGTATTTTTTGGTCTTTTTAAAGCTGAAGGATTAATAGGAAAGTTTTTTGCTAACTTTTTTAAAAAAGGACCGGCGGCAGAAAAAATAGTTGCTGAAACAGCTGAAACTGTCGCAAAAGCCCCTGCTGCAGCTAAAGCTGCTGATGGGGCAATGAAGTTTTCTGATAAAATTGATGATATTGTTAAGTTTTTTGAAACACCTGCAGGAAAAGAAATAGCTAGTAAAATACCGGGTTTTGAAATTTACTTAAGTTTATTGCAAAAACTAAAATCAATGTTAGGATTTTTTGGAAAGTTTACAAAGTCAGCTATTAAGGTCGAAGGTAAAGCTGCTTCTGAAATAACAGAAGAGTTAGCAAAACATTCTGATGATGCACTAAAATTAGCTGGAGAAGTAGGTGATGAAGGATTAGAAACTGTTATAAAGACTGCACAAAAATCATTTGATGACGCTGCCGAAGCTGCTGTTAAAGCTGAAAGAGAATTGGCAACTGTAGGGTCTAAACAAGCAAAAGTTGCCAGTCAACTTAAAAACGCAACACGTGTTCAGCAAGAATTAAGAGTGGCATTAGACCCAAAGAGAATAAACCTTTTGAGACAAAACGTTCTAGACGATATTGGGAGGTTAGCAGCTGAGTCGGGAGAAAACATTGCAAAAAGAGCTTCACAAGAACTTCCAGATGCTTTTAAAGCAATTAAACCAGACAAAATGGCTGCTTGGTTAAAAGGAATAGAAAATTTTTCAGGTATGCGTGCCGGAATGACAAAAGCGCTTAAAAATACTAACCCAGAACTAGCAGCAAAAGTTGCAAAAATGTCTAGTGAAGAATTTGCTAGCTTTGCTGCAAAACAATTTTGTGGTAACGGATCTAAAGTTGTTATGAAAAAAATGGTATCTAAAGGTGGTACTAAGGCTGGAGAGGTTGGCTTTGAAATTGTGGGCAAGAATGGTGCTAAATTTACAATGGACATGGCAGATATTGGATTAGTCTTTGGTAGAGAAGGAGGCGCAAAAATAATATCTAATATCTTAGGTCAGACTACTAGAAAAGCGCTAGAAAAAGAAGCTATTGCACTTGCAAAAGAAGCAGCTGAGCTAACTAAAACATTAGGTTTGGCAGACGAAGCTGCTAAAGCTGCCCAAAAGTCTTTAGAGGAATTAATTAGTAATCCAAAAGCTTTACAAAAATTAACAACTGAAGTAATTGAAGAAGTTGGACCTGAAGCTGCTAAAAATGTTGAAAAAATAATTGCTCCTGTAGCATCTGGCGGGTCAAGAGCCGCAGCAGGAACATCTAAAAAAATAGTAGAAGAAGTAACTGAAACTTATTTTAGAAATATCAAATCTAAATTAATTAATCGAATAATAGCATATGCTTCACCTAGTTTAGACAAATCTGACTTCGAAGAACTAGAATCAGGCGATCAAGACTATTTAAGAACAGACGCAGAAAGAAATAATCAAAGTTCTGACACTGAAATAATAAGACCGAGCAGTGGTGGTTCAGGAAGAGGACTAAGAGAAAACTATATGCTTGAAGACATCATTATGTATTCAAAAATCAATTCTAGTAGAATTAGGTCACAAAAATTAATTAACTTAATTAATTGAAAATTTAAACCCTCTTACATTATAATTCCTATATAAATTAGGAGTGAATAATGGGAAATGATGATTTTACCTCGCAACTTATTAAGTCATTAAACAAAGACTATAAAACAAAGGTTGCTTATAACCTTGCTGAAGACGAAAGTCCAACACAAGTAAAAAGATGGATTAGTACTGGGTCTAAATTATTAGACTATATCTGTGCAAATCAAGAAAATGGAGGATTTCCAGAGGGACGTATCGTAGAAATGTTCGGGCCACCCTCAATTGGAAAGTCGCATATTGCAACTCAAATTGCAAGAAGCACCCAGCAGATGGGTGGTATTGTAGTGTATATCGATACAGAAAACGCAACAAGTATTGAAAATTTAGGTAACTTAGGTGTAGATGTTTCACAAAGATTTGTATATGTAGATACACATTGCACTGAAGAAGTACTTGACTTGGCTGAAAAGACGATTCTTAAGGCACGTGCACTAGATAAGGATGTACCGGTTACAATTATTTGGGATAGTGTTGCTGCATCTTCACCAAAAGCAGAATTACTAGGTGACTATGACAAAGAAAGTATTGGACTCCAAGCTCGAGCTATTTCTAAAGGTATGCGAAAAATTACAGGTGTGATTGGGCAAACAAACAGTCTTTTAGTTTGCTTAAATCAAATACGAACAAAAGTAGGAGTTATGTATGGAGATCCTGATACTACACCCGGAGGTAAGGCAATCCCTTTTCACTCATCTATACGAATCAAATTGGGTGCGGGTCAACAAATCAAAGAAGGCGACGATGTTATCGGTATTCATGTCTGGGCTAAAACAGTTAAGAACAAAGTTGCACCGCCGTTTAGAAAAGTAGATTTTCAGATCCATTTTGGAAAAGGTATCGTTGAACATGAAGAAACATTTGATCTTTTAAGAAAACACGGAATGGTGACGCATGAAGACAGGACTTATCTTATCTCTGGAACGGGTGGTTGGAAAACAATTGAAATGATGGATGAAAATGGATCTCTGCTTGATTCTAAAAAATTTAGAAAAACTGAGTTTAATGAAATTCAAAATGACCAATTTTGGGGACCTATTGTTGATATCATTCTCAAAGATGCAATGACTAAAAAAATGGGAACTAGTAGTGGTGTAGAAATCGATCCTGAGTCATATGAGGAAGTTAAAGAAGTAGGCAACTTACTCTTAGACTTTGATGAGAGCGACCTGTAATGGTAAAAGACAGAATTCTTATATTTGATGCGCTTAATGTTTTTATGCGACATTATATAGCACACCCTGCAATGTCAGAAAACGGTGAGCAAATAGGCGGGATTGTAGGTTTCTACTATAATCTCGTCAATCTTATTGAAAAATGTAAGCCTGAAGGTGTCATTGTTGTTTGGGAAGGCGGCGGAAGCAAGCGTAAAAGAGACTTATATCCTGAATATAAAAAGGGGAGTCGTCCTGCAAAAATGAATCGTTACTACGATAAAGAAGAAATACCCGACACAGTTGAAAATAGAAATTTTCAAATTAGAAATCTGGTGGGGATACTTAGTAATCTGCCTGTTTGTCAAGTCTATATAGAAGATGCTGAGGCTGATGATGCAATCGGATACATGGCAAAGTATAAGCTTAAAGATAAAAACAAAGTTATTGTCACGGGCGATCATGATTTTTATCAACTAGTTGACGAGAATTGCATTCTGTATTCTCCAAATTCGAAATCATTTATTAATACGGATACTGTGCTAGAGAAGTACGGTGTTCATCCTCATAACTTCTGCCTAGCTAAATCAATAGTAGGTGATAAGTCTGATAATATTCCGGGTGTCCCGGGTGCTGGATATAAAACGCTGGTAAAAGAATATAGTGAGCTGTTTAAGAAAGAAGACTTTGAAAGTAACTCATTTCAGCTGTTTGTAGAGAACGACGTTAAACACCAGGATAATCCAAAGAAAAAGATATATAAATCCATTAAAGATAACGAAAAGTTGATAGAACGTAATATCAGATTGGTCAGATTGGATGTAGATAACTTAGTGCATATGCAAACCAAAAAACTTGATGAAAGCATTGAAAATTTCAAACCTACATGGAATAATATGAATGCAATAAAATACCTAAAAGAAAATAATATAAATAACATTGACATTCTTCAACATGGGTATCTCTTTAGAAACCTTAAACAAGGAAAAATTTTATAATGAACGCATCAGCAAATATTAACTACTTTTCAAAATACGGAAAAGATTTTCAAGAAAAGATTTTTCAAGCACTCTTAGATGATCATTCTTGGGCTTCACAAATGATGGAGGTGATGAAATATGACTATTTTGAACTCAAATACCTTCAGTTTCTTTGTGACAGATTTTTCAGTTTTCATGAAAAATATAGAAACTTCCCGACACTCCCATTATTAGTTTCTATTATCAAGGATGATTTATCTACTGGTGATGATGTTATTCTTCGAGAACAAGTAATTGAATATCTTTCTCGCATGAAAGCGAATCCTAACCTAACAGATCTAAAATATGTAAAAGATAAAGCCTTAGATTTTTGCAAAAAGCAAGCACTCCAACAAGCACTTGAAGATAGTGTAAGGGCAATTAAATCAGAAAACTATGAGTCTGTTCTTAGTATTATGAAAGACGCAGTTTTTAAGGGGAATTCATCAACAACAGGTCATGACTTTTTTGAAGATCATGAAGCACGATTCCAGCTTATTGATCGTGCAACATGCCCAACAGGTATTAGTCACTTGGACAAAAAAGACGTCTTAAATGGTGGTCTTGGCCGAGGTGAAATTGGCGTTGTAGTTGCTAATACCGGTGTTGGAAAATCTCATTACCTAGTTGCTATGGGTGCTGAAGCCTTACGACGTGGAAAAAATGTAGTTCATTACACTTTTGAATTAACTGAAACGGCCGTTGGTATAAGATACGACAGTAATTTGTGTAGTATTCCATCTTCAAATGTTATTCAAAATAAGGAAAAAATACTCGAAACTTATTCAGAAAGTGACTTTGGAAGATTGATAATTAAGCAATATCCCACGGGGGCGGCAAGCATCGTAACTATTAGAAATCATTTAGAAAAGCTAGCAATGAAAGATTTCAAACCGAGCTTACTCGTAATCGATTATGCGGATATTATGCGATCTACACGAACTTACGATTCACTTAGACACGAACTTAAATTAGTATACGAAGAACTTAGAAACTTGGCAATGGAAATGAACATACCTATTTGGACAGCATCACAGGCAAACAGAGACTCTGCAAAGTCTGATGTTGTTGGATTAGAAAATATGTCTGAGGCATATGGTAAAGCCATGGTAGCAGACGTTGTTGTTTCACTTTCGCGCAAGCCTATGGAAAAATCTACAGGAGCAGGTCGACTCTTTGTGGCAAAAAATCGTGCCGGTCGTGACGGATTAATGTTCCCGATCCGAATTGATACATCAATGTCAAAAATTGAAGTATTAGAAGACGTTGGAGAAATGTCAATTGCAGATGCAGTTGAGGCTCATAACGTTGGAACAAAAAATATGCTTAAATCAAAATGGAAAGAAATTACAGGAAAATAATCAGGGAGAATTAATGTACGATTATCAAAAGGTTTATGAGTCGTCTCTAGAATACTTTGGAGGCGATGAACTAGCTGCATCAGTTTTTGCAGGAAAATACGCACTACAGGATGAAGAAGGTAATTATTTGGAATTGACACCAGATGATATGCACAAAAGACTGGCAAAAGAATTTGCTCGTATTGAACAAAAATATGATAACCCAATGAGCTTTGCAGAAATTTATGGTCTATTCCAAGGGTTTCGTTTCGTAGTCCCGCAAGGGTCACCTATGAGCGGCATTGGAAATGATGCAAAGATTCAATCAGTTTCTAACTGTTTTGTTATTGCAGCACCTGAGGATAGCTATGGTGGAATCTTAAAAGCAGATCAAGAACAAGTACAAATTATGAAAAGAAGGGGTGGGGTAGGATTTGATGTTTCTACTATTCGACCTAAAGGAATGTTTACTTCTAATGCTGCAAAAACTACTGACGGAATTGAAGTTTTCTTAGAAAGATTTTCAAATTCATGTCGAGAGGTTGCTCAGGGCGGTCGACGAGGTGCATTAATGCTTTCAATCTCTGTTCATCATCCACAAGTAATGGATTTTATTAAAATTAAAAGAGACCTTACAAAAGTCACAGGTGCCAATATATCAGTTCGTGTCACAGATGAGTTTATGAAAGCTGTTAAAAGCGATACAGAATATATTCAAAGATGGCCTGTAGATTCAGATACTCCAGAAGTCCATGATCATGTTAGTGCACGTGAAGTATGGGATGCGCTTATCGAAGGCGCGCATGCATCTGCAGAACCAGGAGTACTCTTTTGGGATACAGCTACACGAATGACACCATCAGATGCTTATTCAGATGTAGGCTTCGGTTCTGTTTCAACCAATCCGTGTGGCGAAATTATCTTATCTCCATACGATTCATGTCGACTTATGCTTATGAACCTTACTTCTTTCGTAGATAATGCGTGGACAGACAAAGCGAGTTTTGATTGGGGTAAGTTTAGAAATTATTCACGAAAAGCTCAACGTTTGATGGATGATATGATCGACATTGAAATTGAGCAAATCGATAAGATCCTTGCAAAAATTGAATCTGATCCTGAACGTCATGACACAAAGACCCCAGAAAGGCAATTGTGGCTTAAGATTCGCGAGGTTGCCCGGGCAGGACGAAGAACTGGATTAGGAGTGACAGGTTTAGGCGATACAATTGCTATGTTAGGGCAAAGATACGGTGATGATAAATCAATTGAAACAGTAGAAGAGATCTATAAGTGGTTGTCACTTGCTTCATACGAAGAGTCAATTCAGCTAGCAAAAGAACGAGGAGCATTTCCGCTATTTAAATTAGAAAAAGAGGAAGATCATCCATTTATTAATCGGATAGTAAATGAACTAGTCGATCCTGTTCGGGATGACTATCGACAATATGGACGGCGTAACATTGCTAATACAACAACAGCACCAGCCGGTTCTGTTTCTTGTCTCACCCAAACTACATCAGGTATCGAACCTGCCTTCATGTTATACTACAAGCGACGCAAAAAAGTTCAAAACGGTGAAGAAGTAATGTTTGTCGATGATCTTGGAGATGAATGGACAGAGTTCAACGTATATCATCATGCTTTTAAGCAATGGTTAGATAGTGATCACGGAACAACTGCCTCTGAGGATGACTTAAGTCATGCAGTTACATTCAGTCCATATCACGGTGCCACCGCAAATGAAATTGACTGGCGTGCAAAAGTAAAACTCCAATCAGTTGCGCAAAAGTGGATCTGCCATGCAATCTCGAACACAACAAATCTTCCGGCTGATATTGATGTAGAAACTGTAAAAGACATCTATATGCTCGGCTGGGAACTTGGGTGCAAAGGAGTGACTGTATATCGAGATGGTTCCCGCTCAGGTGTCCTCGTGTCTACCGATGATAAAAAAGAAGAAAAGCAGAATTTTGGAGAACGACATGCGCCTAAAAGACCTGACGAGTTAGAGTGCGATATTTATCACACTTCAGTCAAAGGTCAAAAATGGGTTGTTCTTGTTGGTCTTCTTGATGGCAAACCATATGAAGTTATTGGTGGTGAAGCTTCACAAATTGAAATTCCACGTAAGTTTAAGAAAGGAAAACTCAATAAGCGTACTTTTAAAACTGCAAATTCAAAATACGATCTAACAATTGGGGAAGAAGACCCGCTTTTAGTTAAAGACGTTGTCAGTATGTTTGATAATGCAAACTATGCAGGCTATACTAGAACTATTAGTTTGGCACTTCGTCATGGTGCACCCGTTCAATATCTAGTAGAACAGATGCAAAAAGACAAAGAAGCAGATCTATTTAGTTTCTCAAAGGTTATTGCACGTTGTCTTAAAAACTATATCATTGACGGGACAACAGTTGACAAAACATGTCCGCACTGTGGCGCAGAAGATAGCCTAGTTTATCAAGAAGGATGTGTTACATGCAAGTCTTGTGGTAGTAGCAAATGTGGATAATATAAAATAGCTTCTAAAAATTAAGAGAGGTGTAATAACCTCTCTTTTTTGTTATAATAAAGATATAAATAATTAATAAAGGAGAGCAAATGCTTTGGAAATATAACACATCACCACTAGTCAAAGAATATGAATTGCACATGCAGCCCGTGATTGTAACAGTTAATAAATTTGATGAGGAAAGTGCAAAAGAGTTTAGAACAAAAATGGCCATGGCACACAAT